AGGAAGAGACGCCGGCACTACCAAAGAGCGGCACGCGGCGACGCAGGCGGCTTGTCGTCGCGGAGATCCCTCTACGGGCGCCGGAACCGATAGTCGTCAACATCGCTGCATCTCTGTCTGGTTCTGGAACGCTGGCCACGCGAATCTCGGCAACTGCCTCGATGTCGGGTTCCCTGTTGGGTTCGGGTCAGCTTTCAGCGCACCTTGGATCTGAAGACGTGATCCTGATCTCGGACAACAACTTTTGGCTTTTCGCTGCATGATGTCAGCACCAAAAAGGAAAACGCGAATGGACAAGCTCGGCTTCACCTTTGAGTGCAAGGGCGTCAAGGAAACTGGCGTTTTCGAAGGCTATGCTTCGACCTTCAACGAGAAAGACCTGGGCGGTGACATCGTAGTTCCTGGTGCTTTTGCCAAGTCGCTGAAATCGCGCGGCGCCAAAGGTGTCCGCATGTTTGCGGACCACGACAGCCGCAACCGTGTCGGCGTATGGGAAGCAATCGCGGAAGATGAAAAAGGTCTGTTTGTAAAGGGCCGGCTGCTGGTCGAAAAGGCCAATGGCCGCGATGCCTATGTCGATCTGAAGGAAGGCGCGCTTGACGGCCTTTCGATCGGCTTTCGCACGATCAAGGACAAATATGACGGCCGCCGCAAAGCGCGGATGCTGGAAGAATTGGACCTCCTGGAAATCAGCTTGGTGTCGTTCCCGATGAACGAAAGCGCCAGGGTGACAGGGGTCAAGTCCGTCGATGAAATGGACGGAAAAGACTGGCGCGAAGTTGAGGCACGCCTTCGGGACGAAGGTCTTTCGCGCGCGGACGCTGCCAAGGCAGTTTCCGGCTTCAAGGCATGGTTCCGGCGAGACGCCGGGGCAGCGGGTTCATCCCTTCGTGACGAAGCGGGTTCCGAAATCGTTGCAGCTCTCAGCCGCAACATCGAAATCATCTGTTCGAAAGGATAACCACAATGGAATTGAATGAAGTGAAGTCCCTGATCGAGAAGCAGGGCGAGGCGTTCGCGGCGTTCAAGGAAACGCACGCCGAACTGAAGAAAAACGACAGCCTTACCGCCGAAAAGCTCGAGCGCATTGAAAAGGCGCTCGATACGGCGGTCGAAGCAAAGGCAGCTCTCGAGGCCGCGATCGTTGCGGAAAAGAAAGAGCGCGAGGAACTTGAAGCACGCATCAACCGCGAAGGCATCAAGGCAACCAGCGAAGCCGGCGCCAAGGCGGAACTCGAGCTGAAGGACTTCAACACGTTCCTGAAGTCCAACGCCGCTGCCCGCAAGCAGGCATTCGAGCCGATGGACGCAAACGGCTATCAGAAGTACAAGGAAGCATTCGAGTCCTTCATGCGCAAGTCCGAGCGTCTGCTCTCGGCCGATGAAATGAAAACCCTCTCGGTCGGTTCCGACCCGGATGGCGGCTATTTCGTCACGCCGGACATCGGCGGCCAGATTGTCAAGAGGGTCTACGAAACCTCGCCAATGCGGCAGCACGCTTCCGTGCAGGTCATCTCTACCGACGCGCTGGAAGGCATCGAGGATCTCAACGAAGCCGGTGCCGGCTATGCCGGTGAACAGGCGCAGGGATCGGACACCACCACGCCGCAGGTCGGTAAGTGGCGCATTCCGGTCTATTGGATCGACACCGAGCCGAAGGCAACCCAGCAGCTGCTCGACGACGCAGCGGTCAACATGGAAGCATGGCTTGCCGACAAGGTCGGCGACAAGCTCGGCCGCTTCGAAAACGCCGAGTTCATCGCCGGCAGCATCGGCAATATCCGCGGCCTGGTGGACTACACCACCGCCGCTGATGCCGGTGCAGGTGTCACCTGGGGTTCAATCGGTCGCGTCGATTCCGGTTTGAACGGCGACTTCATGGCCGACGCCAACAAGCCGGTCGATAGGCTGTTCGACCTCATCGGAACGCTGAAAAATGAATACATGGCGAATGCCAAGTGGTTCACTCGCCGCAGCGTTGTCGTCAAAATGCGCAAGTTCAAGGATACCACCAACCAGTATCTTTGGCAGCCATCGCTGGTCGCAGGCCAGCCGGAAGTCTTCATGGGGCACGCAGTGGTTCGCATGGATGACATGCCGACGCTGGCAACCAACTCGCTTTCCCTCGCATTCGGCGACATGGCTCGCGCCTATCAGATCGTCGACCGCCAGGGCATCCGAGTTCTCCGCGATCAGTACACCTCCAAGCCGTTCGTGAAGTTCTACACGACGAAGCGTGTCGGCGGCGGAGTGATCAACTTCGAAGCCATCAAGCTGATGCGCTTCACCACGTAATCGGTTTTCGTTCCAGACAATCCAGCGGGGCGCGAAGGCGCCCTGCTTCTCCCTGTTTTTTCTTGAAAGGAAAACGCAATGCGTGACATTCACAACAGCATCCGCGTGCTGACCGCCATCCCGCCGAAAGCAATCGGCACGTCTGGCGCGACCAACGGCTCGCTCTCCGGCATTCTTGACACCAAGGGCTATGACAGCCACGAGTTCATCATCAATCACGGCATCGTCGGCGCTACCGGCGACACTACCACGCCTGTCATTCTCGAATCCGCAACCACGGGCGGCACCTTCACGTCCGTATCGAACGACGACCTGCTCGGCACCGAAGCAGCTGCGTCTCTTCCGGCGGCGCCGCGCGTTTCCGGTTCGACGCAGAATTTTTCGACCAAGATCGGCTATCGCGGTACCAAGCGGTTCCTGCGCATTCGCCTCTTTGGCCTTGGCCACGCGACCGGAATCGTTTCGGCGACGCTGGTTTCTACCAAGGCAAGCCGCGAGCCGGTGGCGTAAGCTTTCGTGCTCGACAATGGCGAAAGACAAGTCGCGCCGGATGTTTCCGGCATTCGGCGCGACCACGTCGCACGATACGAGTTTGCGCTTACCAGGCTGAAGCGCCGGTCAAGGGTCGTCGACCTTGCCTGCGGTGTTGGCTACGGATCGCACCTCATGGCCTCGGCTGGCCACCAAGTTATCGGTATTGACCGCGATGCTGATGCGGTACAGTTCGCGCGAAAGCACTATGGCAAATCCGGGGCGATCTTCCGCCTGGGCGATGCCAGCACCGCGCGCCTTTCGCAATCCGATGCTGCGGTCTGCTTCGAAACGATCGAGCACCTCGCAGATCCATTGCCGATGCTGCGCAACCTTCGCAATGCGGCTGGAACGCTGATTGCAAGCGTGCCCAACGAGGCGGTGTTCCCGTTTCGGAATTACAAGTTTCATCACCGTCATTACACGCGCGCACAGTTCCAGGAGCTGCTGGCAGTCGCGGGGTGGCGGGTCACCGAATGGCACGGCCAGGCCGGGCCGCATTCGGAAGTCGAGCCTGAAATAGAGGGGCGGACCTTGGTTGCAGTTGCGAAGCGTGCGCGGCCTGTTGCTGCGAAGGAAAAGCCGGCGGTCGAGGCAAAGCTTGCGCCGGAGCATGTCGTCATCATCGGGCTGGGGCCTTCGGCATCGTCGTACATGAATCTGATCAAGACGCTCGGCAATCGTCGCGCCTTTGCCGATGAGGTCTGGGCGATAAACGCCATGGCCGACATCATCCAGTGCGACCGCGTTTTCCACATGGATGACCTTAAAGTGCAGGAAGCACGTGCGGCTGCCCAGCCTGATGGCAACATTGCCGCAATGATCCAATGGATGCGCAAGCATCCAGGACCGATTTACACCAGCGTCAAGCGCGAGGGATATCCGGGCCTGGTCGAGTTTCCGCTGGCGGATGTGATCGGCAATGGCGGCATACCGTATTTCAACAGCACGGCCGCTTATGCCATTGCCTATGCGATCCACATCGGCGTCAAGGAAATCAGCTTCTACGGCATCGACTACACTTTGCCAAACGCGCACAGCGCCGAACAGGGCCGCGCCTGCTGCGAGTTCTGGATCGGTATGGCGATGGCGCGCGGCATCCTGATCAACGTGCCGGCAGAAACCTCTCTGATGGACGGCTGCGAGCCAACCGAGCGCAAATACTACGGTTATGACCATTTCAACGTTGTGCTGACGGACAAGCCAGGCGGCGGCGCCCACGTTGAACTGCAGCCAAAGGAAAAGCCGCCAACCGCGCAGGAAATCGAAGCTCGCTACAATCACCGGCAGCACCCAAATCCGCTGATGAGGAAAAAATGACACGCATGCGTCCGATCCTCACGGCAGCACCCGCAGTCCAGCCGGTCACCCTGGCCGAGGCAAAGGCATGGATGTGGATCGAGCATTCGAACGACGACACGCTGATCGGCTCGATGGTGAGCGCGGCGATCGCGCACCTGGACGGTTACACCGGCATTCTTGGCCGCTGCATCGTCAACCAGACCTGGCGGCAGGATTACACGGAATGGTCGGGTGATCTGCGCTTGCCGTTTCCGGATGTTTCGAGCGTCACGGTCAAGTATTTCGACAGCGAGAACAACGAGCAGACGGTCAGCTCCGCCAATTACGAGCTAATCGAGGACGATGCCGGCGCCCTGGTGCGCTTTATTACCAACTGGACCGGGCCGAACCTTTACGACGATCGATCGGATCGTGTTCGCGTGACGCTGGTCGCGGGCTTTGGTGCTGCTGAAGTAAATGTGCCGGAGCCGATCAAGGCGGCAATCAAGATGCTTGTCGCGCACTGGTATGCGAACCGCGAAGCGGCATCCGGGCAGGCAATGGCAGAAGTGCCGTTGAGTGTCAGCGCGGTGATCGCGCCACATCGCAGAATGAGGGTTTGAAATGCGCGCTTTGGGAAAGATCGAAATCAATGGACGCCGGTATGTAGATGGCGAGACGCTTGATCCACGCGATGAAGCGGCAGCGAAAGCGCGCGGCTGGGCACAGGCGGATGCGCCGAAGCCAAGTCCGAAAAAGACAAAAATCGGAAATTCTGAAAACGGAGAGCTTTGATGGCTGACATCACAATTACCGCCGCCAACGTCGTCGCGGTCGCCGGCGCGCAGCTTGTTTCGGGCTATGCGCTTGCTACAATCACGGCCGGCCAGGTGGTCTACCGCGATGCGACGACCGGCAATTTCGGGCTTGCCGACAACAATGGCGCAACCGCAACCCGCGTTCCCGTCGGCATTGCGCTCAATGGTGCCGCGGCAAACCAGCCGCTCACCATCCTGACGTTCGGCTCGATCACTATCGGCGGCACGATGACGGCTGGCGTGGCTTATTATCTTTCTGACACACCGGGCGGCATCTGCCCTGTGGCCGATATTGGCTCCGGCGAGACAGCAACGCTGATCGGCATTGCCACGTCGACCTCGGTTCTCAAGGTCGACATCAACCCGTCCGGCGTGACGATCTAAGTCTGACATGACCGGCGCCGGGGATCTGCGCACGCTTGTGACGTTCCAGAGCCGTTCGGAACTGCCGGACGGCTATGGCGGCAGCTCGCTGGTTTGGGGAAACGATACCATCCGGCATTGCCAGTTCGTTTCCGGCTCCGGCCGCGAAATGGTGAAGGAAGGGCGGATCGAGGCGTCGGTCAATGCCACGCTACGCGCCAGGGCAGCAAGCGTTGCCGGGATTGATGAAAGCTGGCGTGCAACGGTCGACGGCGTGACCTGGAACATTCGCGCCGTCATGGCATTCGGCCAGCGCGGCGAGTGGACCGACTTCGTGCTCGAGCGGGCAGGCAAGGATGCGGCTGCATAATGGCAATCAAGGTGCGCAACAAGGATCGCTTGTTTCAGGCGCTCCGCAAAAGCGTGCCTGCCGTTGATGCTGAATTGCGGACGGCGCTTGCGAAGGCTGGCGATGAATTTGTCAACACGGCGTCGCGCCTGGTTCCTGTCGATGAGGGCGATCTTCGCGACAGCATCCAATGGAAGCCGACGAAGGCAACGCAGGCTGACAGCAGACGATCACCGGCAATTGTAATTCAGGCTGGCGCAGATCAGCCTGGTGACGAAGCTTACTACGTCCGCTTTGTCGAGTTCGGGACGCCTGAAACACCGAAACAACCGTTTTTCTTTCCGAGTTACCGCCTGTTGCGCCGGAAGATCCGCGGAATGCTATCGCGTGCCATGGGCAGGGCCATCAAGAAATCGGGGCTTGGCAAATGAACGCAGAAGTTCAGAAGGCGGTTTTTGCGGCTCTGACAACTGCCGCCATCGCCAATGTCACCGAGATCCGCGACACGCCGATCGCCAAGCCTTCGACCGCAAACTTTCCGTTTATCGAGATCGGTGCAGGACAGGTTATTCCGGCTGACGCGGGAGGCGATACAGGTGCCGAGGAATATCTCGACCTGCATGTCTACAGCCGCACCGGCGGGCAGCGCCAGGTCAAGGAAATCATGACGGCGATCTACGGCGCGCTGCATCAACAATCGCTGACGGTTTCCGGGAAGACTTCGGCGCATTGCTTCCACGATTCATCCCGCGTCATCGACACGCCGGACGGCCTTACACGGCACGGCATCATGACATTCCAGATCATCCATCGCACAT